ACCGCTCCGCTGGTCAGATCAATACTGGTAAAGTTTCCGTAGAGTACCATGCCTGCGGCTAGAGTAATATTATCAACGGGTTGACAAATATCATCAAGGTTCGTGATATTGCTCGACTGCGCTTGGATAACGGTATCCTCAGTCGCTTGGATGGCAAACCATCCCTTACTGTTTGTTGCGACGTTAGTGTCATTAATGTAGATGCCCCCATTAAGGCCAAGCCCTCTGTATTCTGATGTTGATGCCATGATAAGTTATGCTGGTGTTGCTATGGTTGTTCCGTAAGTGGTAAATTGTATGGGTTGGGTCTGTCCTTCCTGCCTTTCGAGCTTGTCAAGTTCGGTCTGCAAGATTGCTTCCGCTTGCTGATACGCAACTTGCGCTTTCGAGTTTTGTCCGTCAGCTTGCAACCAATCCCCAAAGCTACCCATCACTACGTACTCGGAAAATACGAATGGAAAATCACTAGCCCCACTAGCATATTCCGGGTATGGTTTGCGATAGTGTACCCAGACGGGTGCGGTAGATGCACGATTGGGCATGATTGCTTCCCCAAATTCAGTCGCTCCGCTGACGAATATATTGCGAAATGCAATGTCGCTGAAGGATGCTCCGCCATATGGGTCTTTGTCAGTCACTCGAAATACTTCCGCAATGTCCTGATTAAAATCTATGTAGGACAACATATTCGCAGTAGCAGTCGCTCCGCTACCACCACCACCGCTGAACGCTACCGTTGGAGTACCAGTAAATCCAGTTCCGTTATTGGTCACGGATACACCATTTACTTCTTGGTCGCTGTTAACGGTTGCGGTAGCCGCCGCTGAAGAACCTCCCCCACCACTAAAGCTTACGCTAGGGGCGGAGGAATAGGATGATCCACCACTCCCGACGTTAACGCTACGAACGCGCAAATCGGGAATGATCTGGGAAAGAATGGAAGCGAAGGGCCATGCGGCTCGTTCCCACGCCAATCGTCCAAAGCGATTGACGCTACGATTGATCGCATTTTGTTCTTCGGTAATCAAAGTGTTTACGCCAGCCAGATAGGCGACGTTCGTCCTAAGCGTACTTACTGCTACTCTCCTCATTCTACGGATGCTCCTTTAAATACCTTAGTGTCCGGGGACTTGGTTTTCAAGGCGGGATTGTCCCGCATGAACTCATTTACGAATTGTTTGTCCGACCAGCAACCAGGATGAGACTGATGCCAGCGGAAGTATTCTCTGGCGGGTATGGTCGCCTTGTGCTGACCCAATCCGTCAATCATTCCTCCATGTTGGTTTTCTTGTCCGCAAATTATTTCGCGCTTCTTTGCCTCGTACTGTTCAAGGTCTGCTTCGTAACGCAAGTGACGATCCAAGTTTTTCATAAACTGAGAACCGTTACCATTCTTCCACTTGGGCAATATTACGTCCATGTCGATTATGCGTTAATGGGAAGAGGGAGCGACCCGTATTGATCGCTCCCTGCTCCCCAAAAACAAAACGATGTTATCCTACGTCGTTTGCGTCATGCATAGCCAAGTAGATATCCAACTCGCCTGCGGTCAGCGCGGATGGCGAACCACTTGAAGAGTTGGTGAACTTGGCTTGCAGGGCATCAGCGGCGGCGGCAAAAGTCCCGGCAAGGGTCTTCGGTACTGCTCCCTGAGCCGCAATGATCGGGCCAACTGCGGCAACGGATGTGGACTCGATGAAGTTATTCGGGTCACCATCAGTTCCCAGTTCTATGGCAAAAGCGCCAGTTCCGGCAAATGCGGTACTGACGTTGATCATTGCCTTGCTGATGACGAAATCAGCAGGAGTATTGCCAAGAGCAACGGTCACGGTGTCGGAAGAACCAGAGCCTTCGTCAACGTCCGTGAACAGGACTTTCCACTTATGGGTAAATCCTTGAGCGCGTTCTTGGTTGGACAGGACGCTCTTGCGAGCGTTGTCGAGAGTTACGTCGGTATTAGCCATTTCTTAAATCTCCTTATTTTAGGTTATTAGTTGAAGTAGCCATGAGCCTTGGGCGAGTAGCACGCCAACCCGGCAATCACGTCGACGAATCCTCTGCGTCCGCCCCCTTGATCCTCAAGCTCGGTTGCAGACTCAGCCTTGAGCGAGTGCATACCGACGTATTCGGGATCGATGAGCAGTCCGGCATCAGCGTCAACCGTGTCAGAACCGCTGGTGCGATTGACGAAAAGGCTGGGTACGATAGCCACGTTCCCAAAGTCTCCCTCGTACAGGTTGACCGTGAGCGTGATCTTGCGGGACTCGGCATCTTGATTGACTACGTAAGTGCCATTGGCGGCGGCAAGCTGACGGGAGAAGTTGCTGATCTCTTGCTTGAGGCTTGGGCCTGCAATAAGGGTCAACTGTCCACCGGGCATACCGTTGGCTTCGTAAAGCTCTTGAAGTACGCTGTTGAAGGTGGCTTCCGTTTGCGTGCCAGTAGTGTCGTTAGCGACGTTCTGGTAAGCGGCAGGTACGTCGGATGGTTGACCACCGACTCCAAGCCACTTGAGCATACCCCTAGTCTTGTAAGGAGTACCACTACCAGCCTCGGCTTGACGATCCTGCGAGGAGCAGAATGCGCTTTCTATTGAACGCTTGACGTTCCTGACTGCCTTGGCTTCGGCATTGGCGAACTCATTGGCTACGCCAGCGGTATCTACCAGTTCTTGAATGTCCGATACTTGGAAAGTATCACGGAACTTCTGGACGTAATTGCCCAGACGAGCGCGATCCTCGGCTTGGTTCTTGAAGGACGAAACATCCTCCCCTTCGTTGACCCCGTCGAAATCGGGAGTACTGAGCTTATCGGCTTGCCATTCTACGAAAGTACCAGTTGCCCTGCCCTTTTTCATCATGCTGACGAAAGGCGTGGATTCCGGCTCTAGAATGGAGATAATGTCGGTCAGGTCTTCCCTGTTTCCGACGGTATTATATGATGTGCTTGATGCCATCTGTTATCCTCCTTGATGTTTAAGTTGTTATGCGGTTTCCCGCTTGAGTTTGATATAGTGTTGGAAGTCGGTCATGTCGCCAGTTTCATCGAATTTCGACTTAGCCACCTGCAATGCCTTCTTTCTTTGCGAGTTCTCACTACGTGGTTTTGCAGTTCCCGCCTCCGCTGATGCTACTGGAGCTTTCGGCTTTGGTTTGGGTTTGCTCGCTTGTTTCTGTTTTCCTTGGACTGAACGCATACCCTCGATCATCATTGCCAATGCAAAGTTTCCGTTGGGCAAATGATTGAGGATCGGACTATAGAGCGGATTATTCTTCGCTTGCATGAAGATTTGATAGTCCTCGCTCTCCCCATCTCCTAAGAATGGGAAAGTCTCAATGGCTTGCTGATCGTACTGTTGACGCTCGGCAATCCACTTCTCACGGGCAGGGACGTCCTTGCGTAGGATTTTCTTCGCATTAGAGCGAATCCTTCGCAATTCAGCCTTGGTGTAGGTCTTGTCCCCTTCCTTGACTACGTACTCATTCCCCAAATCATCGTATTCGACTTCATTCTCAAGACCTTCGTCAGCCCATTCTAAAAGGGCATTGAAGTTCTCGACCTCCTTTTTTAAGGAGTTTACGTCGTTTACGTTGGCTAGGGCGTTATCCTTGAGGAACTCAGGAGTCTCTGATTGAGATGCCTGTTCTTGCTTCTGGGCTTGCTCTTGCAATTGCGCATTCTGTTGTGCCAATGCGTTCTTTTGCGCAGTAAGATCACCAAATCTTTTGACCGCGCTAAGATGCAAGGACTTTGCAAGCTCCTTGGTCTCATCCTCGGATAACGAGTCCAGGTCTATATTATACTTAGAAAGAACGTCCGAAGGCTCTGCGGGTGGCTCGGTCTGTTCCGATTCCTCCTGCTCTTCGACTGACTGTTCCTCGGATTCCTCTTCCACTCCAGCTTGTTCAGGAGATTCCGATTCTTCCTCGGTTGGTTCGGGTGGTTCTTCCTTGGTCTTGTTCTTGAGCAAATTGCTCGCCAACTCAGCCATAGTAAGATTCCCCTCACCGGGCGTTTCGCTACTCTCAGCATTTTCAGAGGTAGCAACTTCAGCTTCATTTGATTCGACTGTCATAAACTCTTAGCGCATTTTTCGCCAATGTTACAAAACTACCCTACGCGCTTGATTTGTACAAGAAAAAACCCCCGCGCGAGGAGATGTGGCAGAACTCACGCGGGGGCAAGACATACCCCAATGCCTATAAATTGTAAAACTGATCGAGTTCCTCGTCTATTGCTTCCAGCTTCCCGGTCAGCATATAATGACGATTAGTACACTCTATCGATTCCTTGGTCTGTAATTGACGAATAACATCCTCACGCATTGCTTCCCTCATCTGAACGTACGTCTTGAAGTTAGGCTCGTCCTTGAGCAAGGACAATACCTTGAACGCTTCTTCGGGATCAATATCGTGATTGGTCTTTTTCTTTTTCCAAATCATCTCTTTCCCTTCCAGCTAACCCGCTTAGGCCCGGTCTTTCTCTTTGCCACGCTCTTCTTGCATTGAGCCTTGGTTGGTCGGCAAGCAGGGTATGGACGCTTGCTCTTTCCCTTCTTTGCAGACTTTCTACCACATGGCTTGCCTGTCTTGCAATCAATCCATCCCTTGCCTTTGTTCTTGCTGAACCACTTGGTCAGCCCACCACTTCTCTTTGCCATGACTCTACTTCTTTGCGGACTTGTACTTCCCGCCCCTAGCCTTGTAAGTCTTGGTCAACCATCCGCTCGCATATGCGGAGGGCCAGACCTTGTACTTCCTCTTGGCTTCCGCTTTTACGCGAGCATATAGTTTCTTGTTCGTTGGTACGTTCTTTGCCATATTACCACTTTTTGCACGACCAGTATCTTGCCGTTAGTTTGCCGGGGGGAGAGGTATCGCACTTATGTCTGGCACGAAAAGACTTTCTACGCTTGGGTTGATCCTTCTTGATAGTCATGTTCGGATCACCATAGCGG